TCTGTTCCACTAATTGTAGATACTACTTCACCATTTGCTTTTAAATCAATTTCATTATCAGTTCCAAAATCAATTTGATTATCAGCATCTCTACCTACTACTAAATTTGCATTTAAAATACTTGTTATTCCTGTTTGTGCTGCATCTAAACTTACTGCACCACTTGACACATTAAAGAATGTATCATTAAAAGATGCTACCCCTTTTGTACTTACAGTTGCATCTACTCCAGATAATGCTCTTGCATTGTTATCTAAACTTGCTACTGTAGATATTGCAAGACCTGTTCCCGCAGTTACGCTTAAGTCTTTAAGTGTACTTAAATGAAATACACTTGTATGACCACCACTTGCTGTTGGGTTACTGCTTGCACTTGTTTGTTTACCAATAAATAGTTTTTCACCAGCATTATTAAATCCTAACTCACCGTGTTCTAATGAAGATGGATTGCCTGGAGTTGAATAACTACTTGGTGCCGTTCTATTAATTTTTAATACGTTTGCCATTTTATCCTACCTTGTTATATGAATGTTCCACCACTTATTTCTGTAACATCTATCCATTGAGAACCATTATATTGAAGTAATGAGTCAGTTGCTGGACTAGTTATGTTCGTGTCAGTTAGTTCTTCTAATGTGTTGACAGTACTGACTTGAGTATCAACATATGTTTTTGTAGCAATAACGCTAGTATCAACTGCAACAGAAATTGTATTCTCTGAACCAGAAGTATCAATTCCAGTTCCACCAGATACAGTTAATGTTTCACCATTTGTAATCTGAGAAGAACCAGAGTCTCCTGCTGCAGTAAATGAGCTAAATTGACTAGCTACTGTATTTTTATTAACAGTAACTGTATTAACTCTTTTAGTAACCCTTACATCATTATCTGTTTTTCTAATTATAACAGCCATTAATATGTTACCCTTTCTATTACCTCTATTTCACCTTCTAAATCTCTAAATTTTGTTCCAGAAGTATCTGTTCTAAAAATATCATAAATTAAATTATCTCCTGGTAAAGCAGCTGTTTGAACATCTGTTAAACTAAATGTTACTTCTCCACCACTAGGATTAACAGAATTATTAGCTGTAAATTGTATAGGACTTCCACCACTTTGAATTGCATCTGTTTCAGGACTTCTTCTTATTCTAGATTCAAATGTATGACTAGTAATATCAATAGCAGCTCCACTAGAATTAGTTAAAGTAACTTCTAAAGTAAAGTCTACGCCTTGCTCAATGGTTATATTATATTTTGCTGCTGCCATATCCTCTCCTAATAACTATGTTGATTAATTGAATAATTTGAATCATCTTTACCACGATTCTTATATTTTTTAGCCATCATAATACATTCTTTGTATTCTGCCTTATAATACATTGCTTGCTGTATATTTCCTCTTGAAGCATGTAACTGCTGTAAAACTCTATATAATGGAGCTTCATGAAACTCAGAAGGAAATGAAGGTGTTTCTGTTAAATCTGTAGTAAATCTAGAACTTTTCTTTGCATAATGTATACGAATTGTATCTCCAACAGATAATTCAGTACTATCTAAAGAAGTTAATTTATCTTTAACATAATCCCATTTTGCAATAATAAGTGTATAGTCTCTTAAAGTATATACAATATCATTTGTTGGCCAATCAAAGTTTTTTGCATATTGTGTCATGATATATCTGTCTCCTCAATCTGACCTAAAAATCTTTTAATTTGTTTATTATTGTAATCAACTCTATCTACACTTAATACATCATCATTACTTGTAATTCCAGTAAAATCTGTAAAACTATAACGTCTTTTGTCATCTTCTGTAACAGATACAGTAGCAGTAGCTCTTTCTAATTCTACTTCACTATCAAACTTATCTAATGCTCTATTTAACATTAAACGTAATTGAGTTTCTCCAATTTCTGGAAAATCTTGTTGTATAATTTCAATCATTTCTTGCTGTGTCATTGTTCTTCTCTTTGTTGTGAAGGTTTAGAATAAGCAGCAATAAATGTACCTAAAGCACCTTCATATTCACGTTGCAATAACTGTAAATCAGCCATTTTTAAATTATGTTCTTCAGTATCATCTTGATACTCGTTTAATTCTGCTAATCTTGCTTTTATAGCAGTCTTTAAAATAATAAGATGTTCTATTTCATCTGGTCCACCAATATTAGTGCTACTATCAGCATAATTCTGTAAATCATCATTAAAAGCAATAATTGGATATTGTACAACTTCTACTAAACAAGTTGTAGTATCTGCTGCTGTAGGTAATACGTATACTTTACCAGCTTGTTTATAGTAAACTGGACTTTTATTGGTTGCAACATAAATAGAACCACTAGCACTTGCATATCTTGATTTATCAGATGCAGGTATTTCTCTAGCAGTATAACCACCTCTAGTAACACTTAATAATCTTGCAGATGTAATTGATGCTCCAGCACCACCATTATCTGCTACTGTTTTAGACATACTCCATAAAATTTCTAATGGTAATACATTGATAATTTCTTTTGCAGCATCTGTTGCCATTTGACTAATAGCAGTATTGTCTATTGTTAATTCTGCTAATAAATCTAATATTCTACTTTTTACGCTTGTTGCACCCATAATAATCCTTTAATTTTTTGGGGGAGTATATTACAACTCCCCCTATGTTATTTAACCTTAAGGTAGGTTAAATTTAAGTACAGCATGAGTTTCTGGAAGTGAAATCTCAAGACCTGCTTCTGTAAGAATCATGTCTTTTCTTCCGTCAACATCATTATTTTGTACGTTAGTGATGATTTGAGTATCTCTAGACTCACCGTTACCAACTAATGGACGATATGCTACGTTACTTAAATCAATTGCAACAGCATGGTCAGCCCATGGTCCTCTAAGAAGAGGTTCCATTACAAAGTTTAAAGTTCCGTACATAGTGTCAACTGTAGTAACAGGAACGCCATTAAACATACCAGCATTCTTGTCTAAGTTAGCTCTCATACCACTGTTAGAAGCCATAGTATTTCCTAAGAAAGACTGACCTCCTAATTTGTTTAGCCAGTTCATAATTGAACGTGAAGCAAGTACAAGTTTGTTACCACCTGCAGCTGATTCAGGGTCAAAAATATCTGACATAGCATCAACAAAAGTATCATACCCTGAATTATTGTAAGTAAATTGCTTTACATTACCATAAAGTTCAGTATAAGGTAAAATACCCCATGTTTTACGCACAGGACCAGCAGATGCACTTTCGTCTGCAGTACCATAACCAAATAGTAATGCATTTTCAATGTCCATCTTGTGTTCCATTAGTTTTTCTTGATACACTCTCATGTATTCATTAGCGTCACCTCTGTAACGAGTAGCTAAAGATGAACCAGAAAATAGAGGTACTGCAGTTTTAAAGATTTGGGCATACCCTTCTCTTGAATAAAACTCGTCTCTCCATCCGTCTGGAGCAGTGCTACCTTCAGCGTGAGCTGAACCGATGATTTGAGCTGGTGCATTATCAACTAATGTTACAGTATCTGTTGCACCTAAAGCTGATACGTTAACTTCACCTGCTGCTTGAGTTACACTAATTGCAGCATCTAATGAAGATTGAGTAGCTTTCGGTACATAAACAGCTTTTAAAAACTCAGCTTTAATAGCAGTATCATCAGTTCCCTGAGAAACACTATTATCTGATGCTGGTTTTATACGATAGTACATCAAAATATCTTTATCTGCACCATCATTTAACACGCCTTTTACTACAAATATTTGAAGTGGTGTAGCAAATTCCACTTTTGCTGCTGTTCCAGTCTTTCTTCCATAAATATCATAATCTACATCAAAGTTTACACCGTCTAAATCTAGTGCACCTGCAGAATATGCTGTTGAACCATCTAATACAGTTACATTAGAACCATTTCCATCGACTAGAAAGTTTCTTCTTTGCCATTGATGTCTTTTTTCTAAAAATTTAAAAACAGGGTCATCAGTTGGTTTTTTTGCAACTTTAGATAGATATGCGAAGAAAGGAGAAGCAGCTGGATTTAACTCGGCAACTCTTTCGCCAAAGTTAAACACTCTTCTTGAATCGTCAATTGAAATTCCCTGCCCACTAGCATTAATTCCAACTCCGATTGATTGTGAATATATGTTCGCCATAATAATCTCCTAATTATTAAAAGATGTTACGCTTATTCCAGTCGGAAAGCATAGCATCCATCATTTTGTCTTCTACGTTTTTACTTGGCGACTGTACACTCGACCCTGGCTGTACCCCTATCGGTTTTGGGATTGAGAGTTTCTGCTGTCTTTGTTGCATTAGCTGTTGTTTTTGTTGAGCTTCTTGACTGACTTGTTCAGTTTGTTGTGGAGCATTCCCCATGTTCAATTGATACAATCTCACTAAATTATCCAAAGATAATGATTCAGGTGAACTCATTTGTCTTACAAAATCTTCAGACTGCTGAGGACTAAAATTATACTTAGACTGCAACTCTCTAAGAGTATCTTGATGTTGCTGTCTAGCTAATTGTTCCTGTTGAGCTTTAGAAATTTGTTCTTCTCTAAGTTCATCTTTTCTCAAAACATAATCACTCATAGCTTCCAGATAATTTTCTTTATCTGCTAAATACTTAGCAGAATCACTATCTGGGTCTGCGAGGGCCTCAGAATAATCATACCCACTTGGCTTCACTGGCTTTACAGGTTTAACTAATTTAGGTTCATTAGTCTCCTTAGAAGTTTGCACAGATTTTTTAAGTTCTTCCATTTCTACTCTAAGAGCTTCTACTTCAGCTGCTCGTTTATCTGCTTGTGATTGCCAATATTGAAATTGGGTATTATCTTCTTTTGCTTCAACATTATCAAAAGTACTTGCAGGTTCACTTTCTATTACAGGTTCTGAATCCTCAAGAATTACCTCATCAGTGTTAGCTTCTACACTGAATGGGTCTTGTCCTCTTGGATTGAACACTTGTGCAAAAATGTCTGCTTGAATATCACTCGACTCTACAGTCTGGTCTTGTGAGTTCTCTTGTAATGTATTGCTATCCATATTTTCCATTTTTTTCTCCTACGTTAACTCTCTTCTTCTTCAAATAAGTTTTCTGGTCCTTCTATTTGATTGGAAGAGTTCATCAACTGTTTTTGTTGGTCTCCGAGTCTAGCTTGGAATAAACTAGACGCCATATCAGCTCTATTAGACACCTTATCTAATTTAGAACTAAACTTTTCTACTTCGAGTCGTTTCTTAGCGTGAACTTCTTCACGTTGTGCTGTTTGTAAGTCACCACGAACTCGTTTTAATTCTTCTTGCATTGCTTGCATTTGCTGCATCATTTGCTGCATTTGTCCACTTCTTGCCATAACACCATCCACATCTACTAATTCTGATTTTTTCAATACTTCTGTTTGGTCTATTAATCCCATTTGGAACATTTGCATGTAAGTATTTAATAATGCCATTCTATTGGTAGGTAGTGTAGAACCAGATACTACTTGTATATCATACTTTCCTACTCCAATATCATGATATTTAACTACATCACCATTTTCCATTTCTTTATAAAAATTAAATCTTTGTTCTTTTTCTTCTCCGTTAGGTTGTACTAAACGAATTACTTTTTCTTCAGTATAAAGTTGTTGAATTAATCCAATAGAAACTAAAGCAAGTTGATTTAACATATCTTCAATATCATCTCTACGTGATTTAATACGTCTTTGTCCAAATTCATCTACTACAATTGTACCACGATAAGTTGAAGGAGCACCACGTCCTCCACCTTGCATTAATTCATAAATACCAAAACCATACTCTAAGTCAGCTTTTGCATCTGCTTCATTTTTATAAAGTTCATTTGGCAATGGAACAGGACCAGCAACGATTGGTGCACCCAATTCTGCATCAAACTCAATAACACTTGTTCCTGCTCTACCCCATTCTTCTTCTACTTGTCTTTTATCTACTGAACCCCTAGGAATCAATAGCTTTACATTGGTAGAAGTACTAGCATGAGCAATAATTAATGAACGTATTTTATTAATGTATTCTTGTAATGGTCTGTAAATACGTACATCTGATTCTGGAAATGGTGTACGTAAATGTACATTCATAATTGGTACAATAGGATAATCTTCAATTGGTAGTAAACGTTCATACAATAATGAATCTCCTACACTAACTACCATTTTAATTCTTGGTACTTGAACTTCATTACAAATTAATTTATTTAATGTTTCTAATTTTTCTGGACTTATAGGTATTAAAACAATAGTACTTCCAGGTATAGAGTTTGGTCCTTCTTCTCCAGGAACTCTAATTGGTTCTTGAGGAACTGGCTGACCATTTTGGTCTAATTGTAATGGTGGTAATTCAAAATGGAACATTGTTCCTTCTTCTTCTATAGTTTGCATTAGTTCTCTAACTGATTCTTCGTCCCACACAATACTATCTTCACCAGTTACCTTTTGAACCCTTACATATACTTGAGACATATAGTCTTCGTATTCTTCTTGATTGAATAAAAATTCTCTTTCACTAAATGGTTCATAAACATTGTACAGTGAATGAAGTTCTCTAGTATAACGTTCTAAGTATCTTCTTACAGTATGTGCTCTATCTTCCACATCACCAGGAAATACTTGGTCTACAGTTTTAGCTAGATTTGTAATTGGATAATCATCAGAAGCTTCAGGTTCTTCTGCAGAATTTTTAATAATATCTGAAAACTCAGGATATATTTGTTCTGCTGCTTCATCTGTAATATATTGAGCATAAATTATATGAGCTGCATCTCTTAAAAATCTATCTTTAGAGTTAGGGTCAACATATAAATCTAATGGATTAATACATTTTAATTTAACTTCCCCTTTACCCATGTCAGCATCAGGGTCTTGATATACCATCATTGCACCCATACCACCAACATAGTAATCGTCAATAGCTTGTTTTAGTTCAAGGTCTCCTTGAGATATTTGCCAAATATACTGAAATAAATCAGAAAATACTTTAGCAGTATCTCTATCTGAGTCTTCTCTACCTGTTGCTCTAAACTGAGGAGAGTTATATGTAAGTAAAGCTTTTGCAGTTTCTACGATAGGGTGGATACGATTAACAACAATGGGAGCTTGTCCACGAGCTTCTAAAATTTCTTGTTGTTCTTGAGTCCATTGTGCACCAGCTCTAAATTCAATTGCTTCTTGAAACTTTTGTGCCCATGGTTCTCTGGATGAATTATATTGAGTCCACATTTCACGAGTAATTTGTACTTCTTCGTGAATTATTCTTTCTTCAATATTTCCTGTTTGATAGTCAAAAACTAATTTATTGTCTTTTTGACTTTGTGTTCTGCTTTTTGCTTTTCTTTTTTGTATATCCATGCTCAATCATTATGTAGTTTTTTGGTACCTTTATATTTTCTAAGTTATCTATTTCGGCTAGAAAATCATCAAAAGACATATGATATTTCGCACTTATTTTTTCTTTATCCAAATCAACCCCTAATTTATATCCAAAATATTATTTGTGTCAAGGATTATTTTATAATAATCTCCAATCAACACGTTTTTTAAAGAAATTATATTTTTCTTGCTGTTCTGTACTATATTCTTCATGACTAGGTTTATATGCATTTTTATTAGCATAAAAAAATCCATCTAGCAAGTCATCATGTTTTCCTCTAGGGTATAACAGCAATTCATCTTCAAATGCTTGCATACTTTTTTTCATAAATACTTTTTTATTTGCAAACAATGGTTGTAGACTTTCTAATCTAAATGATTTAGCTGTTCTTGGATTTTCTTTTATTTCTAGTCCAGGAATGAACATTCCTAACTTTTCTGCTTGTTCTTTAATATATTGACGCAACATTTCCTGATAGCCGACAGATTCGATTCTAGTTTTCTGACTATTATATGTTTCGAAATTCCTAATGATGGAATCAGCCAAATCCATAGGAGTAGCACGCTTCCTATAATAAGGAAGGACAAAGCGATTATTATCGCTATCCACTGCAATGTTAAATATGACACTATAGTCTGCTCCTTTCTTCGTACTAGATGCAGGGTCGACACCAGTAAATATATTTACAGGTCTCCTCTCGTTTACCTCCTCACCATTAAGGTTCGTCAGAACGAGAGTTGACAACCCTGCTTGGTTTGATTCTACATACCCTTCGTAGTACTGAAAATCTTCTGGTCTAAATAAATTATCTTCATCACCTACAATTTGACACAAGTATTCTCTATAAAATACTGATAATCTGTTGATAGACTCTAATTCTTCTTTTTTCTGTTGTAGTTTTTCTATAGGCCATACTTCTTTCCATAAAGGAATTTGTTTTTCCATGTCAGGCCTAAACTCTAAATTCTTCCAACCTTGCATTCCTTTCAAGGTTTCTACTAGACAACGTTCATGTTGTGGAGTACCAATAACAGCAATCTTCCCCTTAATAGGGTCTAACGATGGGACACCTGATTGCAACAACCAACGTAAGTTAAACTCCATAGCTTCTGCTGTTTTAGTATTGACTTCATCTTCAGGGTCATCTAGGATAAGTAATGTAGGACGTTGGTTTCCATGTTTAATACCACGTATCTGTTGTCCAGTACCTTTACAAATAACAATACTACCATCTTTCAACTCAATCTCGTTATTACTCCACTTTCTAGCTGAGTTTTGTCCCCAATACCCAAAAAAATATCGAAACTCTTGTGAATAGTCTAATACATCTTTAATCGTTCCTAGTAACTTCGTTGCGTGAGATTGAGTACGAGATACCAGCACAACTACCTTGACACCAGGGTCAAACATTAAATGAAACAAAGGATAGACACCAGCAACTACAGAACTCTTAGCATGTCCACGTGGTGCAATAATGTTTAGCTGTTTATTATCAGCATCCATTAAGGATTTAGTAATCTCATAATGGAATGCAGGAGATTCCTGACTAAACATATTAGGCATAATCATTCTTCCAAAAAGAAGCATATCTTTTTGCATCGCTTGTAATATATGTTTTTTATCCATTACTTTTCTAAAATAACGACTATTTCCATATCTTTAGCTACTTCTATTAAAGTAGCAAGAAAGATATCTATATCAGTTTTCTTGCCCTTCAAGATAATTTTCTGTTTCATCGGGTAATTCCTGTGTTTTAGTTGCTGTTAATTTACGTGTCTGCTTTTCAAAGTTTGCAGATATTTGATGAGACAGGTCCATTTCCAAAGTATCGGTCTGTGTTTTTAGTTTTGGCTTCATTTCTAAATAATCAGACAATTCTTTAGCAGCTTTTATCATATTGCCGCTATCTTCTTTGACTCTTGCTACATCAATGGCTTCTTTTATGGTATCTAGCACAAATCCTTCATCAATACCACGTTCAGTAAGCACTTCTTGCATTTTTTCTTTAATCATTCGCTTCATTCCTTTAGTTTTCAAAATTCTTTTTACGCTCCAAGACGGCTCTTTATGGTCTGGCCTATATATTTGCCCTAATTTATTAAAATCTGGCTGTTTTCCTGCCATTATGTACGTCATATACGCATCTAGCATGTCTTTTGTCCTACGTTTTTGTAGTTCTAAGTCCATATGGGACTTGGTAGAGGTCCCACTAAAGTTCTGACTATCCCAATGTGGCTCAAATAACAGTTTTCCTTTGTCAGTTATCCATTGTTTACCATAACAATAGGTCATTTCTATACCAGTAGCATAGGTTTTAACATCTAAGCACTCTGCAATATACCCATCATCGGATATTCCATACTCTCCAACCTTACATTTCTTCCAATGTTTAAATGGTTTAGTGTATTCTTCTTCAGTATACACTGGATATTCCATTAATTGGTAATTATTTATCTTCAGCTTTCTTGGTATCAGTATCATGCTTTTCTAATTTCTCTTTTAAATAGGTTGTAAATTCATCTGCAGTCCCATTAAACTGAATAAATTCATTTAATAACCTGTCAACATTAATTACCATCTGTACTACTTGCTCTACACGCATAGCAAGATTCGTCATAATGTTGGTCATCTCTTTATTAGTTAACTTTTGTTTTGCTTTTTTCATTTGACTCCTCTACTTAGTCTTATAAGCTTAATCTATATACGTAACACTTAATCTTATAAAGATTAAGTGTGTTAGTCTTAACATATACTTAGACTATACGATGAAGACTTTATCGTATATATACTTAGTCTATATATACTTAGACAATACCCTACATTAATTCTTAACAACTGTAGCAATTCCTAGTTCCATTTCATCCATAACAGCATAGACTTCAATCTGTGCCATAATATAATCATAAATATGTGCATCTCTTGCAAAAGGGTTTTCTTCTGCTACGACTGCTTTTACAACACGTTTTTTATTTTTGTCGTAAAATTCTATTATTTTCTTTTTTTTAGCAGTCATACTGTAATTTACAGAAAAAACCTTGCTGTTGTCAAAAAAAAATTTCCAAAAAAAAATTGGGTTAGATTGCGTGTGGGAGATATATATATAACCTACTCCCCCTTATATTTGGTTGACAACTGTTTATCTGGTTGAAATTTCCTCGTTCATTTCGTAGGGCTTGAGGCCCTACTCATTCACTCGTCATAAAAGTCTCGGCGTTCCCTCGTGCCTCGCTCACACCATTGTTTATCTATATGATTTCTCTCAATGTTTTATCTTTCTGATTTAGTTTATCTTTAAGACTTTATCTTTATGATTTTTTCTTTTATTAGTTTAAATCATAATATTAATTTAACTGAAAGAGAGTTTAGTATGTCTATATATACATTCCTACTTAAGAACAAAAAAGTCAAAGTAATGGCAGAGAATGCTCATGTTGCTTGGAACTTTATCAAAAGTAGAACTAACTATAAATCATTAAGCTTTGCGGAACAAGTCGAAGTAAAGCTAATGGAAGATAAAAGGGTGCTTTAATGAAGTGCCCTTTAATCTATAAGAGTGATTTAGTGCATTATGTATGGAAATTAAATACTGCTGTATCTAAGTCTAAAATTAATAAGATGACTAAAAGACAATTATATGCTATATGGTATTCTCGTAATGTTTAATACCCTACAATTCTTATAATGTCTTCTTTCATCTTTATGATTTTTTTCTTTTTTGTTTATATATTAATAATAACAATCCTACTAAGTAGGGAAAGTGAGTAATAACATGAATAATCAATATATAACACTAAGCAACGAAGTAACAGAAAATGGTAAGACTACAAGCAAACCCTTTGCATATGTTGACGCTATGGATGCCTCAGGTAATTCCTTAAATAGCGAGACTATCAAAGATGCCAAAGGTCCTATCAAATGCTTCGTGCGTGGCACCGCAGGTTCTCTTGATACAATCAAAGCTATCTATGATATGGATAGAGCTGAGCAATCAGAGCACGAATTTGTAGCACAGGTGTCAGATGCACTTGAAGAGCTTAATGCAAGAATACAATTCAGAAGTTCATTCTACAAAGTGAGCGATGCAGGTAAGACATCTGCAGGATTGTTCTATGCAGCTTCAGACGAAGTAATCTTAAGCAATTCCTAAGTGCTTAGAAATATGGGTCCTACTACTGCGGTAGTAGGGCTCATTTTTTTAAATCATTGTGTATCCTCCTTTGTCGGATACAAGTCTATATCTATGTTCGCTCATTCTTCGCTCACTTTGCGTCCATAGTCTAAACAAACAAGCTTGCCTGGTCTAAACAAGCTAAACCTTTTAACTCTTTGATTTTTTATTTTTTAGTTTAAAATCATTGTATCGCCTTTGGCGATAAATCTATTTTTGTATGCATATATGATAGTGAACAATTCATTGAGATATCTTGAAAATCGTCATAGATTGCCTAATCACATAAGTGATAGGGGCTGAATCGGATTGATAGAGTAATATATGCATACATTTAATTAAATATTTCGTAAATTAAACAAATAAAGGAGAAATAAAATGCCAGTATGTAGATTATGTAAAAAAAATCATCGAACTTTAGAACATAACAAATACAAAAGGATAGATAATGAAACAGTTTAATATATTCTTGGTATTGTTTGGATTAGCATATATAATTGCGATTGTAACTAATAGTGACAATAAGGTGGGTTTTGTGGTGCATACGCCACATTACTCACCAGCAAAATATAAACAATCTGAAATACCAGATATACCTGAGTTAAAAGCAGAACAAAAAGCTGAAGCAGATAGTATGCACAAAGCATATATCAAACAAGCAGAACTTGAATCAGAACGCAAAAGTGTAGAAACTATGCGTAATGATGTCATTAAAATATTAGATGGAATCGTAGAAGAAGATTCTACAGTTACTATATCATTTAATATGACGACTCGTAATCCATTTAATTGGAACAAATAAAGGACAATAAACAAACCATTTTTGGTAACAAAGCAATACATAGGTTTTGTTTATCTTGATTTGTCCTTTCCCTATGTATTGCACAATGGGTCAATGCTCTATCTACCTCTCTTTCTTACTCACATACAACAATAAGAAGAGTGTTGGCCCAAAGTCTTATATTAATCAAAAAAGTTAGGAACAAATATGAAAATAAATCTTACAAACAATGTGAACCAATTTGAAAAAATTGTAGAACAGCACAAAGAAGAAAACAAAATTATGCTAATCAGCATAGATAATGAAGGCAATGTTAGTCATTTAGGAAACTTTGACGAAATTGAACAGATAAACGAATACAATGCATCAGATAGAGTTATTGATATGCATGAGGAGTGGAGATGAAAGACAAAATGAAATTCTTTATCATAGACCCTAAATCAAGAACTATCAATGATTTAGAAGTAGATAAAGATACTTGGAATTACAAACAAATATACAAATTATTAGGTATTAGCAATACCTTTGAATATGTATGGTTAGGTGGAAGATTAGATAATAATGAATTTGAAAATGGATTATACATTGATGGTGAAGGTATGATAAAGAATGCTTTTGCAGGTCCAAACGACAGTCAAACAATGTGGTATTTTCAAATCATCAATCAAGGTGGACACGAACATATCATTGGAGGTCCAGCAATAGTGGTTGGAACTGATGAAGAAGGGGATATAAACTCAACAACCTTCACAAGAGAACATATAGAGTCAATCGTTGGTTGGGTACCAGATGGTATTGAGTATACACCAGCACCACCTAAAATATATGCGTTTTAGTTATGGAAATACCAACTAACAAAAAAATAGAAACCATCATAAAGGAATTAAAAGATAATATACAGGCAATTAATATAACTGTTAATCATATGCATTCTGGAAACATGAAAGAAAAAAGGAAACAAATGTATGCTTTTTGTAGCAGTTGTCGCCTATATATAGATGCTTTAGATTGGATAATTAAAAACGAATTAACAACAAAAAAGGAACATGAAAATGAAAATAAATAGAATAATGTATTACACAAATCGATTTGTAAGAGATAGCAATCCAACTTTACAAATTGCAAAACAATGGTTTACATATCATAAAATAATGAATGTTTTAGGTAAACCAACAGAACAAGTTCTTGGTGATGTTTTAGAGTTCAATAATGCTATGTTATTACTTAAGAAAGCAAGTGTTTATAATGAATTAGCAAAAATTTACCAAGAATGTGAAATAGAAGTTGAAGCTGAAGTAGATGCTTCAGTAAGTCAAACAGTTAATTTTACATTAGGTGGAGTAGCAGTAGAAAACTTTCATTCGATGGATATTGAAGGTGATAGCAACATAGAACTTGATGCTCACGACTATATGGATAACATTAAAGATGAAATGGAAAACTATGGTTATGATATAGAGATTGATTCATCATACTTTCGTCCAACTTGGGATGAATTTGAACATGCTGAAAGACCAAGAGATTGTATGTTAATCAATTATTTGTATGAAAATAATGAAGAATATGAAGCAGATGATGCTGAAGCTTGGGTTGGAAGACAAACAGATAATGTTCAAGAAAACAATACACATATGAGCAATGCAGACTTTTTAAAGTTCTATATAGAAGATATGCGTATTGCTGTAATTCGTATGTTAGAAAATGAACAAAATAGCAGAGCACAAGCAAGTGACTTTGGTGTAGAGGAGGACAGATAATGGGATTAGACCAATATGCAGGAACGATTCGTACTCAAACATATGAATACACAACACCAACAGGTGAAACTAAAGTAGATGAATATCAAACAGCGGGACCATTTCAATGGCGTAAACACGCAAGACTACAAGAGTTTATGAATAGTATTTATATGAAAAGAAATAAACTCCAAAGCAAATGGGAAACAGAAGAAGATTCTAATGGACAAAGATGGTCCAATCCTATTAGCTGGGAATCAATAGAACTAAAATCAGAAGATATTGACGAATTAGAAAAAGCTATTAATAGTGGTTATAGTGAATACTTCTGTGATGGTGGTTTCTTTTGGGGACATCAGTTCCAAGAAGCAGCAGTAAAAGACTACAAGGAAAAAGACTTAGAGTTTGTTCAATTTGCAAGAGAAGCACTTGCAGATGGAGAAACTGTAGTCTACGAATGTAGTTGGTAAATAATTAAGGTAGGTTCGGATGCTAGAATATGAAGCAATAGGAAAACCGATTAAATATATTCCAGGATATTCCTGTTAACAAAGCCTACTTTAATAAAATTGCAGTGTAGATTAGCCCTCGTTAAAAGCAGGAAGTAAAGGCTATAGGAAAGTATAGAACCAGAACACTATACCAGGATAGATGATTATACTAGATAGCATCAGAGTGAGAGCAAATTTGCATGGATAAAGCATAAAACTTGCAATAGTGCCTAGCTAATCCCACTGCAAAATATTAAAATAAGGAGATAAAATGAGTTTAACAAATAAAGAACAAGAACAATTAATAACATTACTTGAAAAAGCAAATGTTATTTGGCAATACTATGAAAAAGAACATATAGCTGATGACTTATCTCATGAAGAATGGAAAGAGTTTGTAGCTTTATATCAAGATAACTTTTGCGAAGGTGCATATTTTGTTGTCGATGATTTACTTGGAGATTATAGAATTGAATTAGAAAATAAGGAGAAAAATAATGGTTAAATCAGAATATTTTGAAAAAAACAATATGGATAATATTTTGGTATGTTCTTATTGCGGCTTAGAAGTTTCAAAAGAAACTAGCTATTGGTGTGATATTTGTGATGAAGAAGCAAAACCAATGACATACTTTAAATGGACAGAAAAGATTGCTGAAGAAACAATGGGCAATAAAGAAGAATACCATAAAATATTAGATGGGAGTAGAATGTAATGGGAAATAAAGCATATGAACAATATGGTAAACCACCTGAAGATTCACACCAAGAACGATTAGATAAAATTCGTAATGACAAAGCCTACTATGCTTTTACAGAAGAAAGAGAAGAAGCGATGAAACCTTTCTATGA